TGTAAAAAGATACGGTGAAAAGGAATTTTATGATGCGGCTAATTCTATTAATAATGATTTCTTAAAAAGAGATTATATAAAAGCAGAACTTGTTAATAATGCAGAAACTTATCCTGTACTAAATGAGCGATTAGGAAGAGGCGCGATAAGTCCATTAGAATTTGCTGCATTTATTAGAGATAGTAATTATTCGCCAGCAGCGGCAGTTGCGTCAAGTAATGCAGCCGGTTCTAGGTTCTTAGAGGAATTAGAAGAATTCTATAATGGTGATTTTTCTGCAAGCGTACTAGGTGGATTCTGTGCCATGTTTAATAGCATATTTGGTGCTATTGGTGGCTTCTTTGATTTAATTGATGGTGTTAGCGGTCTCATAGGAGATGCCTTATCATTTTTAGATAGAATCAAAAATATAGAAGATCCATTACAAGCTCTGTTTGATAAGATTAAAGTTAAAGCTTTAATTGAAGCTGTTAAAGAAAAGATCACAAGCACCATTGAAAAAACTATTAATAAAGTTAAAAAAATGGTTGAAAATTTTAATCCTTCTGAAATTATTGGCAACATTGCAAACAATATAGAAAAAACTATTACTGAAAAAGTAAATAGCATTCAAAACCAAATTAGCAGTTTCTTTTCCCAAGAAAACGTAGATAAAATTTTAGGTAAAGTAAATGGACTTATTGATTACGCCGTAGGCCAATTTTCTAATCCATCTATTGAAGAAATATCATTTATGATTTCTAGATTCTGCGCACTTGCAACAGGTGTTGAAGGATTGATTAAAGGACTTAAAGCTCCACTTGACGATTTCTCTAACCGTTACGATGAAGTATTTAATACTTTAAGTAATGCATCCAATAGAATAACAGGTGAAGCTATTAGAGCAGGCGCCATAAGATTCTCAGATGAAAGAAGAACTTCTGAAATAAATAAACAAAAGGAAGTTTGGGGTAATGTTAAAAGAGGTAATTCACCCGTAAATCCAGCTGCACAGGCTACATCGGAAGGACAGGTTGTTCCAGTTGGAGTAACTAATATACCTACTGCACAAGAAAGAGCCGCGAAGTTGTTTGAAATTGGCCCGCCGACCGCGAAAGAATTAGGAAGTATGCCTACGTGGGAAGATATTAGAGAAGGAAAGGACGGAAGAATATTCTCAACAACAAGCTCAATGTTCGGTGTAAGTAAAGAAAGAGGAACTGCTGGCGCCGGTGGTCCAGATGGATGGAACAATTTAACATTAGATACTCGAATCGCAATACTTAGATTACACAGCGCAATTAAAAAGCATATTAATGGAAAAATTGAAATTATCGTCGGGTGGGTTAATGGTGAAGAAGCTGAGTTTTTCAATAAACATTTTGAGTCCGGTACTGCTGTAAAATTAAAGTGGGAACCTTGGGGACACGATGAAATGTCAATATACTATGCCGAGGAATATGGTAGGATAATGGGTTGGCGTGGTATTGTTTTCAGTGATGCTTCAGCAATGTTTGATATGGGTGGTAAAGAAAGATATAGAAATAATATGTCTAAGAATCTTCCGCCTCTTACGGTACCAGATAAAGGTCAAGATCTTTGGAAAAGAACAAGTGACCGTAATAAGGATAAAATTAATAGAAATTCAGCCCGTGCTATTGTCATGGAAACAAAAGGTGAGCTCATATTTGAAGAAAATGGGCACAAGTATAAGGCTGTTTATAGACCACCGACTCAAAGTAATTACACTTCCGGCGGTGTAGAAACAGAATTCAAAGGAACTGTGGTAATCACACTAGTTAGATAAGAGAAACAAAAATGGTAGCAACGGTATTTACAGCTAAAAGCAAAAAGATTAATCTTTACCAAGATTTTAAAAAGAATCTTGAACGCAGTCCTGTATCTAATGACTTGACAGTTTTTAAAGATGAAGATGCTGTAAAAGAATCTATTAAGAATCTTATACTCACTGATAAAGGCGAGAGGTTAATGCAGCCAAATTTAGGTGGTAATATAACAGCTATGCTATTTGAAAATATTACTCCGGCAACATTAACATTGATTGAAGATCAAGTAAGATCCACTATAGAGTTGCATGAGCCTAGGGCAGAATTAGAAAACGTAATTGTATCTACGGGTGCTGACGAAAACAGCATTCAAGTTAGAATAATATTTTACATCAAAAATATTCAACAGCCAATATCGCTTGATGTATTCTTAGAGAGGACCAGATAAATGGGCAAACTTAATATTTCAGAATTAGATTTTGAGTCTATCAAGTCTCAATTTAAAGAATATCTGACAAGCCAAACACAATTTAAAGATTACAATTTTGATGGTTCTAATATGAGCGTATTCTTGGATGTGTTAGCTTATAATACATTCCAAAATAACTTTTATGCTAATATGGCAATTAATGAGATGTTTCTTGACTCAGCGGTATTGAAAAACTCAGTAATGTCACATGCCAAAGAGCTCAACTATTTACCTCGTTCAAGAAGATCTCCTAGAGCTGTTGTTAATGTTACAATATATGATACAACAATTACTGATCAAATTGTTACTATACCTGCTTATTCTAACTTTATTACTACGTTCCAAGGTATTCAATACGAATTTGTTAATGATCAAACATATGTCGCACGTAAAATAGCACCTGGCACGTTTGTTGCAGAAAATGTAGAAATTTTTGAAGGACAAATGCTTTCAAGCTTTGAAAGAGAAGGTTATTTCGTAGATGAAGATGGAATCCTACGCGTTATTCTAACAAACGAAAACGCTGATACAGAATCTATCGTGGTATTCGTAGATGCTGAGGCGACCGATAACGAAAATATATTTATTCGTAAAAATGGTATTTTTGGTGTAGGTCCAACGGATAAAGTATTTTATGTTGAACCATATTACGACGGTCGTTACACTGTTTATTTTGGTAATAATAAATTTGGTTATCAGCCAAAAGAATATGAAGATATTCGTGTAAGATACAGAATTACATCAGGTTCAGAAGCTAACGGTGCATTTAAATTTGAATTAGGCACAACAAGTGCTAATGCCACAACTATTGTTGATACTGTTGAAATTGCAGCCGGTGGTGCGGAAAGAGAAACACTTGAAAGTATTCGTTATTATGCTCCTAAATCTTTACAAATTCAAGAACGAGCTGTTAGTACAAAGGATTATGAAATTCTTCTACAAAGACAGTTCCCAGAAATTAAATCAGTTTCTGCTTACGGCGGTGAAGAATTAGAACCACCACAGTTTGGTAAGGTTGCTATTTCTGTTTATTTAGGTGAAGGGCGCGATGGTCTTTCATCAACTTTATCTGCGGCTTATATCGAATACTTGAGTGATAAGAGTCCACTCGCAGTTGAACCTATCTTTATTGATTCAGATTTCTTGTATGGTTGTGCTGAAGTTGATGTTTACTTTAATCCTAAAGTAACTAAGAAATCTGTTGGTGAAATTGAAGCAGCAGTTCGTACAGCTATTGCGAGCTACAACTCAACATATTTGGATGACTTTAATACAACATTAAGATTATCTAAATTGAATGCAAATATTGATTCCGCAGATGGATCTATTACCAGTAATGAAACTATGGTTTGTCCATATGTAGTTTACTCTCCAGATTTAAATGTAGCTGAAAGCCCATCATTTAAATTTTATGCTAAATTAGTCAAGCCGTATCCTTTTAAAGATACTAATGGTTTTGCGGATTACAAACCAGCAGTTAAAAGTAGCGTATTTTCATATAACAACGTAAGTTCATATCTACAAGATGATGGTATTGGTAATATTCAAATTGTAACGTCTGATCTTACTAACCCGCAGGTTGTTAAACCAATTGCCGGTAGCGTTAATTATGAAACTGGTGAAATTAATCTTGTTGGATTTAAGACTTCTTCTTACGAAGGAAACGGTATTAAAATTCAAGTAACAACTTATAGAGATGATATTACTGCTCCTGCAGGAAGAATATTCTTGATTAAAGATGATGACGTAACCGTAAATATGATCGAGGTTAAATAATGCCAGCTAATAACAGAGTCACGCTAGTTGAAAAAAATATAGCGTTTAAAATAGCTCAGCAATTCCCAGCGTATTTTAGGGAACACGGCTCTGAGTTAGTTGACATGGTTGAACAATATTATAGGTTTGTTGAATCAGAATCTAACATGGGTGTTTATAACGTCCGTAGGATGTTTGAATATCGTGATGTAGGCAGTACATTATCTGAGATGATCATATATTTTAAAAAGAAATATATGGCAGATTTACCACAACTAGATGAGCAAACTACACGCGTTGTAATTAAAAACATTATGGATTTGTACCGACGCAAAGGTACGGAAGCTGGTATTAAACTATTCTTTAGAATGTTCTATGATGAAGATGTTAATATTAACTACCCAGCTCGCCACATGCTCAAGCCGTCTGATTCGCAGTGGAAAACAGGTACATTCTTACAATTATTTCCTAATAACAATGATTTCATTTCTAACAATGGCGCAAATAGATATGATTATAGTACTCTTTTAAGTAAGAATGTTACAGGCTCAATATCTAAAGCAACTGCTATTGTAGATAAAATTAACTTTGTTTATTTGAATAAAACATTAACACCCATAGTTTATCTTGTTAACGTTAAAGGAAAGTTTGTTAAATACGATGAAATTCTTTGCAGATTAGCAGGAGAAGATGTTTCGTTTGGTAAGTTGAATGGCTCTGCTGCATCTATGGATATAAATCTAGATTGGGGCGGAACAACTGGTAACAACATTGGTGATATCTTCTCTATTCAAAGCAAGTACGGTAAAGGCGGTACTGCAATTGTTACTGAGCTTCAGGACGAGTTTACCGGTACAGTTGATTACAAGATACTTGATGGTGGTTGGGGATATACTGTCGAAAATACTAGAATTTTAGTATCTAACCAATCTATTGTATTGCAAAATGAAGATTTTATATTTAATGAGTTGGAAACATTGCGTGATAGTGCTGGCAATGAAGGTGTTGTAATTGGACAAAATTCTAATTCTGTTGGTGTTAAAGTAAGAGATGGTGATGAATTTGCTATTACTCGTCCTATTTCAACCGTAGATCGTGATGTTAATTTCACACTAACAGCCTATAACGCCGGAACTAACACTGGACAAATATACACAATTTCTGGTAAAAATGAATCATCACCCGGTCCATTATACGCAGATACAGCCAATACAGATCATGTAAAGGTAGGCGAATTAGAAAATATTGAATCTATAGGATTAATGACTGATCCTATTGCTAATTTTTTAGCAGTACCACTTAATTCATCTAACTTTAATACTGTGCCACCGGCTTTAGCCGCTATGTCTGGAACCGCTAATCCTGTTACTCTAGCTACAAGATTAGATGCTGCGTTTGACTTAACTCCATTTGAGATTGGTTCTATTGCATCGTTTGAAAATATAAACCCAGGATCTAATTATGTAAACGACGTGTTTAATATCGTCACAGACGATCAAATTGTAATATTTGATAGATTTGAACAAGTTCTTTTAATTGATAATTATAGCGCAACATTTTCGGTAGGTGATGAAATAAGACAACCTTCTACTTCAACTGTTGGTATAATTACTAAGGTTGATAATGACATTAAAGGAATATATGTTAGACCATACGCTTATTATGGATTTAAAACCGGAAACAATGATTATATAATTCATAAAGGTAATAATTACGACGTACTAGCAGTCGAAAGAGATTATAGTTCAAAAAGACTCGGCGAAAACGCTACGATTAAAACTGAAACATTGTTCTCAACTGGTAGAATTGCCGCTGCAATAATAAGAAACTCAGGCCTAGGATATGTAGATGAAGAAACAGTTTACCTTGTAGATGATGACGGAGTAAAACATGCCGAAGCGGTATTGAACGTAGATTCACAAGGTATTACGGAAGGTTATTGGGCCCGTCAAAATTCTAATATTAATGGTTATGTAGCACAGCAGGTTACAGATTCCACGCCTTTACTTCCAACAAAAGAGTTTGCTTACCAAGTATTAAAATTAGCTACAGGTCAAGCTACACAACCTGCTGAGCTGGGAATATTCTTAAACAGTACTCGTACTGGTGGATTTAAGTATGGTGACATTACTGAAGATGGTCTAATAAAAAGTAACGATGTCCTCATGTTTGCTCAATTGGCAAACGGTACAGCGCCAGAAGGGGTTAAGCAAATATGGGATGAATTAATCGTTCCTATTCTTAAAACAGAATCTTGGTTCAACGATCATATTAATAAACTTT